ATATGTAAGTACAATGGTCAGCCGTATTTCGGTAGCTGTTACCCTCCTTGGGATTGGATGGATGGGATGCAAATTCACCAAGGAAGGTGATGCTTTCGCCTTTCAGCTCACGCCCGTCCAGAAGCATCTCCCAGTCTTCATGCACGGTCCAGTCGGCTGACTTCCCGGCAAGGATATAACCGCCATCCTTTTTGCGACGATAACTGCCGTTCCTGAACCTTGCGATCCTGATGGGAGGATTGGATGTTTTCACCTTGGAGATAAAAACACAGCCCGCCAAAGTGACCATGGTATTGACCTCGTATGGGGTCTTAGAGGATTCCCAATGACCGCCACCTATTACAGACAGGCCCGGATCACCCTTGTCACCTTTGGCGGCTGATACAAGCCAGTCCGGATTGTTTTCGGATGGCTCGGAAATAGTGCCCTTGTCATTGACGCACAACCATGTGGAACCGTTATGGGGCACACGGGAATAATATGCGTACTTCCTGCCCGGCTCCCAGCTAGGGAAGTCGATAGGAACGCGGACTGTGCTACCGGTAATTTCATCAATTTGAAAAATCAATCCCGTCATGATGATATCCTGCAATACCGCCGAGAACCTGTCGCAGTTGATCCCGTTGATGGTCATACCCTTCTTCTTGCCGAACCAGCTCTTCATCTGTGCCGGCTCCGGGTCCCAGGTGTTGGCATTGTCAACAAGGGTGATACAGCAGTTACCGTCACGCACGTCTATGATGATATAAGTCTGACGCTCCTTGTCGGTGAAGTTCCCCGTCTGTCCGAGACGCATCTCGTTATGGGGAACGAACTCATATCCGGGACGCGGAACCATCACGAATGTCTTCTCGTCGTAATCTGCGGAAGTGATACGGTACTGTATTTTCCGGAAACCAATAAAGTCACCGGTAGTGACGCTTTTGTCATGCCAGAAGCCTAGGAGGATATCGTCCGGCTTCTGTCCCAGCGGTACACCATCCTCCAGATCAGGGGTGACAGTATAGCTGCCGTCACTATTGGCGACAAAGCTTTTTATCTTCAGCCCTCCGCCGGGACTTATAGTATTATATCCTTCAAAATAGGTCTGACGGTTGAAACGAAGTTCTGGTACACTCAGAGAGCTGCGCAGGACCAGAGCCTCCAGCTCGGCACGGGCGTCCTCACCGATGTAACCTCCAGAAACGCCGGTAACGAAATCACCGAACTTGGCGTATTTCTTGATGACGGTTCCGCCCAACAGGGATAATAGGAAACCGGTGCGTTCCTCCGTATCCTTGCGCATGAACATGATCAGCGAGCGCAATGCGGAATACACGTTATGGTCTGTCGCAGGGGTGGAGTCGTGGCTTCCGATCACATACACACCGCTGCCACCACCGCCCGTATAGGTCTGTCCCTTCAGGGTAAGGCTCTCAACCTTTTCCTCCAGCTCCCCGATACGGGAATAGGCGGCGGTTTCCCCGACAGTATAAACAGGTGAGTCAAAGGAATAGTCAAGATTGAATTCAAATCCGATAACCCTTGACTGTCTTCCGTTCTCGAAATAAGCCTTGTTGATAAGGTTGACCTTTTGACCGATGCCATAGAAATTATGAACGCCATCCTCACGGTATGCGTCATTTGACATCATCGTGCAGCCATAGGTACTCGGGTCTATCTTGGATTTGGCAGCGTACTTTTCAGTCTTTTCCTTCAACTCCTGCTCGGCGGCACCCACAAGCCCCAGTTCGGTTATTTTCGTGCTGTCCCAGCCGGAAAGCACATATTCATCTCCATCCTGGGGAAAGAGCACATCACCGGGAAGCGGTCTGCCATAGTCCTCATTCCTGACTATCTCCCAAAGCTGTGCCTCAGGGTTCCATCCGCCATCCTCCAATTTCTCCGGCTTTCCCTCAGGATTGAACTTCACGGCGAACTCCAAACCGTTGAGAAGCCCGGACGCGAAACGTATCCTCAGCTCCTGACCGGGGAGGATATATTTCTCGGAAAAGTTAACACCCGTGTCCCTAAAGCGGTAGGCATTCCATTTTTCCTCGGTGGTTGTGCCGTCCTCATTCTCCACCTTGTCCGTCACTTCGATAGTGGTGACATCCGACATGATGCCCGTTCTTCGGGGATAGACTTCATCGAAGATAACCACCTGCTCGACGGCTTCCTCGGTAGTCATATCAGGATAAGCGTCAATGTAAGGAGTGCCTTCGGGAAGCATTAAGCGTTTTTGCACCACGCCGTTCACAACCACGGTCTCATCAACCGGACGGTAGTCAGATGGGATATTCTTTGTTGAACCAAAAGCGTAGATACGGGTGGCATAAGTGGACCGGGATTCTGACTGTGACATTTCCTGCACGTTTTTCCCGATTTCGAAATCCACCGCATCGCCAGACTCACAACGTCCGAAATGGATGATGTTTTCAGTCACCCAACATTCGCAATCCCATTTCTTCGCCATCTCAAAACAAGCGTCAAGGATGTTGATGTTATCGTAACTCATCAACTGGGACTTGTTTTCGACTGTGGAATCAATGGAGAAAACAAAATCCTGTCCTTTGTATGTGTAACCAAGAGCTTTCAAATTTCTAAGGACTATACCGGCTTGTACGTCAAGCGGGGCGGTCAGGTTCCAGGACGCCTCCTGTCCGGTCGTCTCCGGGGTATATTTGAAGATTTTGTTTTTCCATTTCCAGTAGTAGGCGTCAAGTCTTAATTCGTAATCGTAGCCGGCGGTATTGGTGTTGAATGCGGGCTTCTGCAAGTCGCACACCTCGAACAATCCGAAGTTACATTCCACGTATGAGCCAAGTTTGAAATATATGGGATTCTCTAAGGAGAACTTTAACATGATGTAGTCCTCCTTCATCAGAGTGAACTTACGCTTGCAGCCTTCATTGATCAAAGTTGTAAGCAGGATAGCACCGGATATGTCTTTGATGTCGATTTGTTCCATGTCTTCAAAGTTCGGGGATAAAAAAAAGAGTGCCCAATTTTGAGCACTCACATACACGACAATAAAACCAATGTCGTGAATTAGCTTCTGTTTGCCGGATTTGGCTCGTTAAACTTGGCTGAAATTTTTCCGAAAGTTCGGTCTAAACTCTGTGCGTAAGTGACACTCTTGCCAGTATAAATAAGATGGTAAACCTCGCTACTATTAGCAGGAATCTGAATATCAACCACACCTTTATACAGTTCATCAAAGAAAGCTTTCTTCTTTGCTTGATAATCAGACTGAGAATTACTCTCGATAGTGAACGAAAGAGTTATTTCCCTCTCATCGACTTTAGGATTATTGATTATTACCCGTTTCCCATGTTCAAGTCGGCTTTTGTTCTCAATAAAATCCTTCATGGGAACGGATGCCCCAATAACATCAAGAAACCCCTCTCCCATTCTCACACCCCATGTTGTATAAGCGTTTTCGCCATTAATTAATAATTCATCCATAGACTATAATTTTGCTGTATTCTTTTTAACTTCTGCTATATCTCTTTGCATCTGTTGAATAGGTTTGACGATTGCCCCTGTATTTTCTGAAATCTGTACCAATTCAAGATAAGATTGTGCTATCAAATCTCGCGTATCATCAGCGATATTCCTTGTTTCCGTATTTATGGAAAGTAGAGCATCTGCTTTTACTGTCAGTAGATTAAGTGATTGAGATTGAATAATATTCTGATTCTTTATCTCTTCTCCTGCAATCTGCAATGCTGTAAACCGCCCGTTCAACTCTTCGCCTGTATCTTGCGACATAGCTTGAAATCCTTTACTTGTAGAGGATTGCGAAGTGGATTCAGACTCCCATCCAAACATATCAGCCATTGCGTCACGCTGTGCTTTCATCTCATCGGCAATCTGCTGACCTTCTTCTTTCAAAGCGTTATACTCTTGTTCAGTCACGCCATCATCCATAGCAGCATAAAACTTCTTTCGCCACTCTTCCAATCTGCCCATATAGGACTCTTTCAGCATGGAGTTAAGGATGGCATTCCTCATGTAATCTTCAAAGTTATCGGCAAAGTCAGCAGAATCCGCATCCATATCAGTTAGAAGGTCATGGAAATCGTTCCTTAATGTATCCACATCAATGAGCGTTGTGTCTGTCATTTGTTGTTCTAATACTTCTTTCACTTGAGCGACACCTTCCGCTATTTGGTTGGCATAGTTTTGAGTATCAGAATCCAACTGCGCCCAGAATATATGTGCTTCTTCCTGCAACTTGGCTAATTGTTCATCCGTCAAATCAAACAAACCAGTCATGCGACCGCCCATAGCGTTTTTGAATTGACTAACAGACATACCCAATGCTTTTGCCGCATCAGCCCATCCCGCAGCAGACATATCATCGACCTCTTTGTAACCTTTGGAATGAGATTTCCACGAAGAACCGGAATTCAAATATTGCTTACCCAATACCCTTGCGGCTTCGCTCTGTGTCTTCACCAGCTCAATGGCTCTATCGTATGCCGCCTGAGCATTATCCCCTGACAGTGATTCCGCTAATTCGAGTTGTTTATCTATTACCTTATCAAGAATGTTAATGTAAGATTGGTATGCTTCTTTCGCCTCTTCATACTTTTCTGTAGTAGTATCGCTACCAAACAAGTCAAACATCTTAGTTGTAATCTGTAAAGCAGCACCGACAATGGCGAGAATGACAGACGCTTTCTCTACTGCTTGAATGGATTTAGATGCAGCCTGCGCTGTTCCTGCCATCGCATCAGATGAACTATTTGCAAGGGTTGTAATACCATCAATCATTTGCAGGGTCGATGATGCGATACTTCCAGCAGCTGATATGATTTCACCAGCAGTGCCACCTACCGTTTTGCCAATCTCATCAAATTCTTTCTCTACCTTTGAAAGTGTCTTATACAAATCCTGCCATTCCTTTTGACTGCGTTTATTAGGAGATGTATTGGTTTTCTCCGACTTCTCACTGATAGTATTCTTCAAAGACGTAACCTTAGCTCTCTGTCCGGCTAACTTGGGATCATTCGGGTTCAGGAACTCAGATCGTTCTAATTCTCTTTCAGCCTGTACCAACAATTCACGCAACTTCTCCAAACTAAGGTTAGCGATATTATCAGTCCACGCCTTGAATGAATCTTCACGCATGGCAAACTCATTGTCTATGGATTTTAGTGTTTCATCCCGCTGATACTCTAATTCATTTATTTGAGCATCAGAAGCTCCACCATCCTTTAGTTTCTTTCGGTCTGCATTAAACTTATCTTCTGCATTTTTTCGCTTGGTAAGATAATCCTGATACGAAGATAACAGCTTTTGATACTCTTTGACCTCCTCTTCGTGAACTTTACTCGTATCACTATCTTTCTTCTTACCTGCTAACTCCTTTCTTAAGTCAATGACTAAAGTTTGCTCTTCGGTCAGCTTTCCACCTTGAGCATCCTCCCATTCCTTGCGCTGCTTTTTGATAGCATCAGTTTCTTTCTGATAATCCAAATCTATCTGTTTCAGTTTCTTCTCCGTACCTTCTTTCATCAAACTGACCTCATCCTGCTGATTCTGACGGTGAAGTGAAAGAAGTTGCCCGTCCAGCTTTTCCTGATTTTCTTTTTGCTTTTTTGCTAGATTTTCCTGTCTGGTCAGTGCGCTTCCGGTTACTCCGCCCAGCTCCTTGTATGTCTTTTCGGATACCTCCATCTTATCTTTGGCTTCTTTCACCTGTTTCGATGTAGCCGTCTGATCTTTGATTAAGGCCTCATACCCTTTTTTCGCTTTCTCCCATTCGGCTTTAGCATTTGCCAAATCCTCCTGATATGTAGTTTCTTTTGTTTCCTGTCTGTTCTCAACTTCCAATTGGGCATTGATTTCCGACAAGACATCCTTTCTTGCGTTTGCCAATTCATTTTTCAGGTCTTCGATACGCTGTACCTGAACCTTCATTTCGGAACGGTTGTTCTCCTTCTTAGCTAAATTATAAGCCCATTCCGCACTTTTTATCTGTTGTTCCAAGGACTCGACTATAGCCTGTTTTGACTGTGTTCTAGATTTTACAACTTCTTCATTATATGCCTTCCAAAAACCAGTCAAATCCTGTATATGGCCTTTCTCATCAACATATTTCCTAAAGAGTGCTGGGTATAGTTCCTCAATATCTTTTAAAGCTTTAAGTTTAGTGGTCTCGGCTTCCACCTCGCTATTAATGGTGCTAACAAGACCTTCCAAAGTACGTTTCCGATCTTCTTCGTCCGTGTCGAGTTTTTCTATTTTCTTGTTGTACGAGTCCAAAGCACGTTCAGCAGATGTTGTGCTGTCGGATAATGCCCACATTGCAACTCCAAGTCCTACTACAGCAGTAGCCAACAACACATAAGGATTGGTAAGCATTGCAGCGTTTAAAGCTAACTGCGCTTTTCGTGCCAATAAACGGGCATTGGTAAGTCCAATCTCCACAAGAGTATGTTTACTTTCGGCAGCAGTAACAAGCATCACTGCGGTCCGGTATGTACCATAAGTAACCACTAATCCAGCCAAGATCCTACCTACTGTTTCATAATTCTGAATCAACGAAGTTGTCATTTGAATACCGTCCATGATAACACTTTCCGACTTTGTTCCCAATTCGTTAAACACGGAATCCAAAGCATCCTGCATCATAGACAACTGACCATTGATAGTCTTTGAAGCATTCTCAGACATATTATAGAACTTACCACCTGCGGAAGTTGCATCAATGAATGCCTGTTGAACCATTTCAGCGGAAACAGCACCTTTGGACATTTCATCTTTCAAAGTTGCGATAGATTTTCCGGTCTTTTCGGAGATAATCTGTAACGGGTTGAATCCAGCGTTTATCATTTGATTCAAATCCTGCCCCATAAGTTTACCCGCTGCTGACATCTGTGAAAATGCCAAAGTTAGCGAATTGAACTTACTGGATTCCCCCATAGAAATATCACTAATGGCTTTCAAGTATTTGATAGTGTCTTCTGCTTGTATGTTAAATCCAAGCATCATCTTTTCTGCTCCAACCATATCTGACATAGTAAGTGGAGAAATCTTAGCCAGCTCCTTGATTTGCGGAATCAGTTGTCCTGCCACATCCTTTCCAACCATAGTCTCAATAGCGGTCTGCATAGATTGAAATTCTCCACGAACACGAATCATACTTGACAAGAATTCTTTGATTGAATAACCTCCCAGCAGTTTCTTACCCATATTAGACATGGCTTGTTCCACCTGCTTAGTTACATCTACATTTTTTTCACCATCTTGCCGATACAAAGCATATTCATCGCGGAGCTTCTTTACTGACAAGCGGGCGTTAGCCTGTTCCTGGGTAAGGTTAAATAAAGAACTTTTTTGCTCTTTCAATTTTTCATTTGTAGACCTTATTTTAGCTTCTAAGGAAGAAGTATCACCATCCTGTTTTAATGCTTCACGATACTTGTCTTTTAATCCTACTAACTCATTTTTCAATTGTTGGATAGTTCCACGTTGAAATGTTATTTTTTCCGACAATCCATTCACTACCTGAGAAGCATCGAAGATTTTCCTTTTGAATCCCGTTTCCATCTCCGCTCCAGCTTTGGCTGCATTAGTCACCAACTCATCCAATCTTTGGTTGGATGCAGCAAGTTGGGCATTCAAAGCCTTGAAAGCAGCAGGAGACTGCGTGCCATCCATGCTCATTAACTCCTGCTTTAATTTTGCAATTTCATTACGAAGTCTTACAACTTCTTCCCAGTCACTACCTATCTTAAAATATAATTTT